CGCACCGATTCCGACCGGCCCCGCGAAGAGGGTCGCAACGACCTTCTCGCCAGTACTCAGTCTCGAGGCGGTGACCCGGTCGGGGTCGTTCAGGAAGTCGATCTTCATCTTGTTGAGCTTGGCCTTTTGGTTGGCCTTGCCCTTGGGGGTCTTCGTCTTACGGACTGTACGCTTCTGGCTTGCGTACTCGTTCTGCTTCACTTGCAGACGTGCCCGAGCCCCGTAGACCTCTCGGGTTGACGCGGCCTTACGAACGCCCCACTTCATACCCTTGACGCCGTAGTGGACGAGTTCCGGTTCCATGTCGGATGCCCTCCTTTCGGGGCTTACTCGAATTGTTCCTTGTTGAGCTTGAACGCTATGAAGGCGTCCATCAGAGCAGCGACATTGTCGATCTTTCCCTCTTGACGCTTCTTCAGAAGTTTCCGGTTACCATTGGTGTCCTCCAAAGTAATGGAGTTACCCATGGCAAAGGTCATGAGTGCCTGATCAAAAATGAGCAAACGTTGGCCACTAAGAGTCTTGAGTTCCCCAAGTGGGACAGACTCAGTCCTCGCCCCCTGAATAACCTTTTCGATTCCGTACGGCCCGTTCTCTACTTCCCAACGGGCTACGAACTCCTTTGCGTTGTAGGGGTCGAAACCAAATGCGCGCACATCATAGCCACATTCCTGGATATGAGCATCCAGGTCATCGTAGACCTCCATCATGTCGAGAATCGTGCCCTCGAAAATGTGAAGACTACCCTCGTTGATGAAGTCGTTGTACTTCTGGCGCATAGCCCCGGGGAGCTTCATCAACGTGAGAGACGTGATGTAGCTTCGGGTCTTTACTCCGAATTTACCACCTGGCAGTGGAAAGAGGAATGTGAACGCACAGAAGTCGTCACCTTGGGAAAGGTCGGCGCCAAGAGCACAAGGCATTGACCAGAATTCCCGATAAGGATGAGGCAGCGTCTCCTCGTAAGTGAAGAAGTACGTATAGCCCTCCATCGGAATCCCGAAACGCTTCGCCAGAATGTCATTCCGGGAAGCCGGTGCCTTCTCGGCTCGTTCAACATCCAGTTGGTAGGTGTCATACGTGACGGTCTTCCCGAGATTGGGATTGGCTTTCGGCCACATCGCCGGATTGCCGACTTCTTCCAGCTCGTCCAGCTTGTAGTGCCAGATCGAGATGTGGGGTGCTTGGTACTCACCCTTGAGAATATCGGCGAGCTCCAGTTTGATGGTGTCGCCGCTTCCGTTACGTACAGTCCCTTCTGAGCTGACGGCCACGATAAGGTAGTCGTCAAGCTTGGAGGCACCCTGTTCGATGGCGCCGATGACATCCTCGCGGAGGTCTCCCGACAGCCATTCGTCAACCGTTGCTACCTTGGTCCGAAGACCCTGGAGCTTGTTGATCGTCATCGGTCGGACTTCGAGCATCGACCCCGTAAGGAAGTTCTCGACGCCCTTCTTGGTGGCAGCCAACTTGACGCGGTTGGCCTTGGAACCAGTTGTGTTCTGTAGCGAACCCTCGGTCAGAAATGAGAAGAGAGGGCCGCGGCTCCGAGTGATCGCAGTACGGATCGGCTGCATGACCTCTTCGGCCTGCTTCATGGTCGGAGCCGTTGTGATCTGATGTGTTGTCGATGTGTCCACGTTGAGGAAATAACTCTGCAGACACGATTCGTAGAGCGACTTGGCGGCACCTCGAGCCACGATGAGGTACTGCTTGGTCGTCAAACGCTTCTTGATCACCTTGTCGGTGTACTTGCCTGACTCCGGATCATAGACACTCCGGTTGACATAGTAGTACCAACAGAAAATCTGCTCGGCCCAGAGTTTGAACGTGTCGAGCAGATAAAGATCGCTGCCGTCAGTGAGCGTGAGCTCCTTCTCGCAGTAAAGGACAAACCCTTCTACCGGATCCCCATCGTAGTAGATGTTAGGGTTGGCGATGAGCGCGTCGATTCGGTTCATCTCCAAGGAGACTTCCCGGTTGACAGGAATATCGCCCCGTAGCACCGCGGCACGGAACAACCCGTAGTAGTGCGGGGTTGCTGTGCTGGACAAAGCCATCGTCAGCCCTCCCTTCTGCTACTGGGCCATACGCCGGACGAGAACACCGGCACCGGCAGCAGCGGCGGGTCCTGCACCGCCAGTTGCGTAACCGAAGCCTGCGGCAGCGGCGGCCTTCATGCCAGTCTTGATCGACTGCCCGGCCGGAGACTCCAGGAATTTGCGAGCGTTCGCATAGGTCTGACCGTAGGCGAGATACTTCTTGACCTGGTCGTGTCCGCGGTCGGCCGCTGTCTTGCTGGGCGGACTGGACATCATCTGGGAATACTGCCGTTCCAGATTCATGCGTTCCAGGAACTGCCGCATCTCCTGGTTGCTGAGCGACCCGGTGCCCTTGTTCTGCACCTTGTTGTGCAGCTTCTCAGCTGTCCTGGCGTCTTCCGACAGCTGGGGGCGTGGTGCTGCCTTGGCGGTGGAGAGCTGGGCGTCAGATCGACGAACGCCCCACTTCATGCCCTTGATGCCGTAGTGGGTCAGACTACGGGCTCCACCGGAATAGTCGGGTCGACCCATGATTCCTCCTCCCTTATGACGTTCAGTCGCCATTCGAACTCGGCGATCTGCTTCTCCATCGCGTTGATGGCGTATGAAGTGCCCGGCGGGTCGAACAGGAGGCGCACCTTCAAGTAGAGGTACGTCTTGACGAGATTGAGCCGGGGGTCCGTGCCGATGAAGGCGTCCCACGTGGCCGTGTCGTCTTCGATCATGTAGCCGTCGGCGGGACCGATCCCAACTTGGTTGAGAATGGAAAGCACGGAGTTGATGTGGAACGCTATGTCGACGTCGAACGACGTGTCAGCCTCACCCACACCGAGGATCTTCTTAGTGCTCTTGAGTATGCTCGGTTCCACGTGGGACACCTCCTCTCATTTTGACGGAACTGCTAGGAGCGGCGGTTGACCTCGGCCTGGATGGCGCTGTAGTTGTGCCCGGCACGAGTCAGCCTTCGCTTGCGGTCGTCACCGTTGCCCCACTTGCCCGCGATGACCTGCGTGGCGAGCTGGGCGATCGTCAGCTTGGGCTTGGTCTCGCCCTTGGGCGTGAGGAGGCGGTTGACCTCCTTCTGAACGGCGGCGTAGTTGTACCCGGCCGCTTCGAGCTTGCGCTTGCGCTCGGCGCCGTCGCCCCACTTGCGAGCGATGACTTCACCGGCGATCTGACCGACGGACTTCCGGGGCGGATCGCCCTGCTTCATCAGCTTCTCGACTTCGAGCTGAACGACGGTGAAGTCGTACCCGGCCTCGTGGAGACGCTGAGCGCGGAGGGGATTGTTGCCCCAACCGCCCTTGCCTGCGACGATCTCCTTGGCGACGTCGGCCACCGACTTCTTCGACGGCGACGTCGATCCGGAACCCGAGTCGCTGCCGGAAGGCTTCTGGTAGCTGCCCGCGAAGAAGAGCACGTGGACGTGGTCCATGTGGTTCTCGGTGACGCTGCCGCGGTCGGCCATCTTGCGTCGGACGCCGGGTGAGGTGACGGTCGAGGTGATGTGCTGTTCCCAGATGACGTGCTGGAGACGCAGCCGCTTGCGGTTGGTCCAGATGTAGTTCCGGATCCAGTCGCCCGCCTTCTCGTTGCGGACCATGAAGTCGAGGGCCCGGCCGGTGGCGTGCTCCGAGCTGGAACCCATGCCCCACATGTACCAGATCTCGTGACCGGCCTTCTTGGCCTCGTCGAAGATCTCCTTGGAGATGGACCTCGTGGCGGTCTGGACCTTGCCCAGCTTGGCGCTGACGGTCGCGTAGGTTGCGGCCATGGTTACTGGCCCTCCTTCTTGTTGGTCTCCTCGGCGTCGAAGTCCGCCTGCTCTTCGCTGGCCTCGACCGAGTCGTCGACGTCCTCGAGCTTGTCCTCGCAGGGCTGGCCGTCGTTCTTGGTGGTCATGACTCCTCCTCTTACCAAAGTTTTGTGTCGCCGGGTTTACGGTCAACTGGTCTTAGAGGCAGTTGCCTCTCGTCGCCGTAGTGAATGGCGTTGTGCGTTCGGTGTGTGACGGTAATAAGGTTGCTGGGTTCGAGGAGACAGTCATCGCCTGCTTCGAGTTGTTCGAGCGTGATCGGATTCAGGTGGTGGATGTAGAGACCCTTGTGGATCTCATAGCCGTCGAGACCGAGGTCGCAACCGTTGTCTCGAACGATGATCCCGTCGCGGGCTTGACGCCATTCCCGGGATGTGTAGAAGCCTTGGTTCACCCAGCGGTCGAACCCGAAGGTCGACTGCCCGACGCTCCCCTTGAGGGCGAGGTAACGAAAGCGTTCCTCGAAGGTCTCGAGCTGCCTGAGCTCTGAGTAACTCCTACTCATTTTGATCGTCCGCCGGTCCGTGGCCGCCGTAAGCACGCATGGCTTGAATCGCGTTGACGTAAAGCTCTTCGATCCGCTTCTGGCCTTCGAACGCTTCGCGCTTGACTTGAAGGAGCTCGTTCTCGTGTGTCAGGCGTTGCTGTTCGAGTCGTTCTCGGCTCGAACCCAGCTTCAGATAGTGCGTGATCACCTGAGCCGATGCAGTACCGTCCTCGAGCTGCTGTTCGGCGAGCCTCATGGCTCTTGAGATCAGTTGGTTCTCACGACCCTCTGGAGTTGTGGCCGGTCTGACTCGAGAAGGACGGGATTCCGAACCACTTTGTCGACGAGCAGGCACAGTTTTCAACTCCTTTCAGCAGGTTCATGTCAAGAAAGCTTGGGGTGGATGGGGTAAGGGAAGGAGGGGTGTGTGTCGAGGATCGTTCGGAGACTTCCTTGCTGCGGTAATCGGTACCGCGTGCCCAAGCGATAGGCGCAAGGAAGCCCCGGAGCAATCCTCGGGAGCGAAAAGTTTCCCCGAAAAGTCCCGCCGGGGGAAAAAATAGGAGGCGGGCGATGCAGAGGGGGGTCTAATTTTGCGGACCCCTCCCCCCTACCTTGATCGTGTAGGCAAAAAGGG